GAGAACAGTTGGTGTCGTTCTTAGACTTTGCCCATGCCCTCATGTCTTCATAGCCATTCTCAAACTTAACATCAATTGCCTTATTTGGCTTGAGTGATACAGTACGGACATTCTCACATTGCTTTGACCACCATTCCATTGTACTCTTACCAACTCTGCGGTTCAACCTCTTGATTTGGTCTTCAACGTCAAACTTTACAAAGAATGCCGACTCACGTAGTTCGGTATGTGATGGTGTCTTGGTCGTGTCAAAATAGATTGCCGCCATGCTCAGTATAACCGAGTTGGACTCTTTACCTAGTGTCTCCACATCAAATATAAACATTATTACCTTTTCTTAAAGTTATCAATTTCATCAACCCATGCCTTTGTTTGGTCAAAGGATTTCTCTTGTATCGTTGGCTCTTTGTACGTCTTACGAGGACTTGAGCACATCGGACAATTAGGCACACCACAGTCCAATGCATGATGCTTGACTAGTTTGTGCGGTTCTTTTATCTCTATGCCATGTGCCTTAGCAATCTTAACTTGTTTTTTAATTGCAGTATCATCAGCATGTAGCCGACTGCTATGTTTGTCTCTGTCTTCTTGCTTGCTCATATAACCATCCTTATTTCTTGGTTTGTAACTCTGCAATACGGCTGCGTAACTCACTTGTGGAATATTTGTGTGTGCGTTTATTGAAGTAAACCTCAATCGGCAGGTCGTTGCCAGTGAATGGTTTATCTTTATAATCCTCACCTAGAATACGAACATCAATATTGTATGCTTTTAGAATTTGAATCAAATCATCTTCTGAGGCATATACCACTATCTCATCAATATACTTGACCGCTTCAAGTTGAATGAACCTCTCAGTTATACTCTGTACAGGTTTATTCTTTGTTGCACGGTCAATAGTGGGATCGGTTTGCAGGCCAACGATGAGGTAATCACATTGTGCCTTGGCCTCTTTGAGCATTAGAATATGACCTGCATGTAACAGGTCAAATGTTGAACATGTAAACCCTATTCTCATAGACCAAACTTATTTTTAATACTGGTAACACATCGTTGCTTTGTACCACCAATCATACCCTTGTCAAAAGAAGTGTATGCATGGGTTTCATCGGCATCTCTAACTGCATATATGCATTCCTCAACTATCAGTCGGCATAGTTTGTTCAGGCAGGCTTGTGCTTGGGGGTTGTTCGGTAGATGGTAGTTTATCTCCGACTGCTCTATCAAATGGTTCATAATGTTTAATCTCATATGGTATGAATGGCGGCCTAGGTTTGGCTAACAATTCATCTAATTTAAATTTGAATCTTGGTTGCATTATACACTCTTTTTTGTGATATAGTGGCAATAATATGTAGGCAACCAAAAAGAAACCCGCCGAAGCGGGTTGTTATACTTAGTTATTAATAACTAAGTATAATTATAGGCGGGTTGGTTTAAATCTCATTCCAGTCGTGAGGGTCTAGTTCTATGACAAGGTTTATAAAGTCTACCGCATCATTTTCACTACTAAATTCTCTAATGACCGTTTGGCCTGTATACCTTGAGGTAAACACCAACATTATGTGGTCATCGTTATAAATTGAAAACTTAATAATCCAACCATTACGCTCGGTTGGTGCCCACGATTGTGCCGTGAAAGCTATATCCATGAATTTCTTGGATGGTCTATGTGCAATTAGTCTTTTCATATGTCCCGGTCTCCTCAGGACATATGTATATGCAATTAAAGCTTGATGGCTTTGGCTGCCTTCTCGGCAACTTCTTTCATTGCTGTTGTAGACAGCTCAACCACTTCATTGGTTGTACGGTTCACTTGTTTTGTGAATGTGCGTTGTGCTTCAACGAAATCTTTAATAGATTCTTTGATTTTGTCATCAAACACGAATGTGTCAACGACCTTGTTTTTTGCATCTTGTACTTGGTCAACGAAGTAGTTTGCAAAATATAATGGTGTGAAAATAGAATTGGCCATGGTTTATCTCCTTAGACGATAGTTGAATTAACGGCGGGTTGCACCGTATTTGAAGTCTCGGTATTCCTTAGTGAAACTACCGAGGGTTGCAAATGCTTTGTAAATGGTATGTAAAATGTTTTTCACAGATATGCCTTATGTTGGTTACGTTCAAACTCTCTAACATAGTGTTCCAATTGTGACGAATCAGTTACATTACGGCTAGAAAGATATCTGTCCAAGCGTGATTGGTAACTGTTGCCTTCAAAGAAGGAGAATAGGTAAGAAATGAGTCCGAACATAAGTGTTTACGATATTAGTGATTATACTACTATATATGTTGCAATGCAACAATTTTCACTAGAGTTCGGACTCTATTGCCTCAGTCTATGGCATCTTCATATTGTAGTTTGGCAAGAATGTAGTCTTTCACCAATGATGAGCGTACAATATCATCAGGTGTAAACTCAATGCGAGTGAAGGCATTCATGTGGTGTGCCACATCAAAGAATTTAAGAATGCCTGATACATCATTCTTCTTCTTATTCAGGTCGGTCTGCCTGTAGTCACCACACCAAATAATCTTTGAACGATAACCAACACGGGTCATTACTGTATCGATTTCTTCAAAGGTCATATTCTGCATCTCATCTACAATAATAATGGCATCATCAAAGGACATACCACGAATGAATGATGTAGATATGAATTCAATGTGGCCTTGTTCCTCTAGTCTATCCCATGCATCCTTACGACCAAATAGTGTCTCACAGATTTGGCGATAAGGTTGTTGATAGATTTCCATCTTCTCATTCACATCACCTGGCAGGTGGCCAATCTCACGGCTTTGTACAGCAGAGCGTACAACAATAATCTTACCAAATGGATTGGACTTATCCATCACTTCTTCAATGGCTTTATACAATGCACAGAATGTTTTACCTGTACCTGCAACACCATGTAGTGCTACAAAATAATCTCCTCGTTTGTATGCATCAAAGAATAGTCTTTGATTCTCTGTCAATGGGTCAAATGTTTTAAGGTCATCGAGCCTCAGTTTGAGGTGATTGCTTGGTCTTGAAACTCTTTCAGTTTCAATGATTGTATTGGCAGTTGTCTTGCGAGCCATAGACTTCCTTCTCTTAGGTAGCGAATCGGGTTCTTTACAGTATTTCATAGTTTATTCAACACATGAGCCTTGTGTATTTTACAAGACACCCATGAGTTGTAATATTCCGTGGTTAGTAGTGCATCTCTGATAAAAATCTCCTTAGTTTCTCTATATGAACATTCAGACCTAGTTTTGCATAGGTACAATATCTTACGAGCAAAGTTCTTTTCTCCTAGTTTCTTAACATCAGCCTTTAATTCTTCAGACGAAGACCAATAGTTCTCCCATCCAGAGGATAGGCGAACCTTTTTCTTTTTGCCTTTGATTTGTCTTGTGCCGGCTCGTGTGAATAATTTCTTACCCACATACTTGCGGCTATTCGTTAGATTGGTGATTTCGTAAATGAATCCGAAATGGCCACCAATCATATCTTCTGTAAATTCTATATTGTTATACAACCACATTAATCATCCTCATCTTCTGTATCGCTCTCTAGTATATATTCACTACAGAACGGACAGAAATGAGGATCATCTTCACATTTTTCTACATCATATTTAATTGTAAATTCAGAATCACAGTTGTTACATGTGTGATGAATTGTAGCCATCAGTTACACCAGCTTTGTTTTGCCTCGCCATAATACTCACGGGCATATCCATTTGTGATTAACATTTGGCGCAAACTTTTACCATCAAGCAATACATCACCCAATACACGGCCACCATACTTGTCCCAATCCATTAGGACAACTTGGCGTTTAGTTGAAGCATTAACGGCAGCCTTAGTGAAAGCAGTTGCAGCTTCACCTCTTGCAGCTTCACTAGGACACAATGCACGATGGCCTTTCTCAGGTGTATCAACACCAAATACACGAATGCTAAGTTCTTTCTTTAGTGGGTCAGGTAGAAAGTTGGCTTGAAATGCAACTGTATCACCATCAATCACTCTAGTCAGTACCGTATCATAGGTCACACCAGGTTTTTGCTTGCCTTGAGCAAACGCAATGAAAGGCACCATAAGTGCGATAACTAGTAATTTCTTCATATTAATCCTTTTTATTGTTTTCTTTAAATACTAATTTGGCTGAGCCAATAGTTCCTGGCATTGGTAAGACTAGTTTATCTTTCTTACCAAATATCTGGTCGTAGTTGTTACTAAACTTATTATGATCCGTAGGTCTTTGTTTAGACCCTTTACCACCATCCGACATTATGCCCACACCTCATCCCAAGTGCCTGTATGTGCAGCCTTGGCATAGTCTGTAGACCTGTTCTCAAAGAAATTGGTGTGAGTTGGTGCATTAATCATTTCTTCAACCCATGGTAGTGGGTTGCGTTTGACTTTGAAAATGCCCTTCATGCCAAGTCCAATCAATCTACGGTCAGCGATGTAACGAATATATTTCTTCAACTCATCAGCTGTAAGACCTTCCATTTCACCACTACTAAAAGCCAAATCAATAAATCTATCTTCTAATTCAACCATCTTCTCTGCAATGGCATAGATTCTAGATTTCAGGCCATCATTCCAGATTTCATTATTCTCTTGTATATATGTCTTAAACAACTTCATCATGTTCTCGGCATGCATTGTCTCATCAACAATAGACCAAGTAACAATCTGACCCATGCCCTTCATCTTGCCTGTACGTGGGAAGTTTAACAACATAACGAATGAGCTGAACAACTGCATACCTTCAGTAAAGGCTGAGAACACGGCAATGTGTGTTGCGGTGTTTTCTTTAGTTGAATTCTGTTCTGAAATGTCCATGACATAATCATGTTTGTCCTTCATCTCCTGATACTCCATGAATTGGTTGTACGTGGTATCAGGCAGGCCAAGAGTCTCAATCAAATGGCTGTAGGCAGCAATGTGTAATGCTTCACGAGCCGCAAAGCCCATCAACATCATACGAACCTCAGGTTGAGGGAAATATGGTAGATAGTTCTTTACATAACCGCCTGCCACATCAATATCACCTTGTGTGAAGAAACGAAAGATATTGGTCAAAAACTCTTTCTCACTTGTAGATAGTTTCTTTTTCCAATCTTTCACATCTTCGGCCATTGGTACCTCGGTGTGTAACCAATGTGATTGTTCATGTTTCAACCATGCGTCATATGCCCACGGATAGTTAAATGGTTTAAAACTATTGCGTGTCTCTGTTAAATTGGATTCTTTTTTCTTAATCATTTCTTTCCTTATTCGTACATTACTGTGTTTGTATCACCAAGTGCCCATTTGCTTTCTGTTTCAACAGACCATTTCTTGGTTGCCACACGGAAATCAGGAACTTTCAATTGTTTTGGGTTACTACTAGGTTCTAAAACCAACATTCTATTATTTGGCTGTGCCGCAAATTGACCATTGTCACATTTAATAAAATTATATGATTTGTGGTCTTCAATGTCTTCACTAAAACCAGTATCTAGTATATTAAAATCTGGATGAGCAGAATCTACAGTAAACATATATTCACCATATCTCCAATCACCAGACTTAGTTTTGAATTTACACTTCATAGATTGTAATTGTGATTTTTTAATTACTGTAATGTCATAAGACAAACAGTCCCACAATTGCAAATAATCTAAAGGCATTTCATCTGTTACATTTTTCCAACAAAATGCATGAAGTGGTAATTTATCATACAATGCACCATACTCATTCAAATATGCTTCAATACGAAATGCTTGACCCCTTAATGATTTTATTGAAACCCACCAGCAATGTACAAGTTCTCCGTGACCTTTTTCAAAGTCATACAGAAATTCTTTACGAACAAAACACTTTACTGGCGGTAAGTTTGCTACTATAAAACTCATTTCAATTTTTTTCTATCCAAGGTTGTACATGAGCTAGTGCCATTACTAACCACATCAAAGGCATTTCTAAATGTAGTCCGCCGCAATGACTTGGGTTTGAGTAAGATACTGCGGCTAATATAACGCATAGTGGAGTAATTGACTTGTTTAGTATTTGTAACATTAGTCATTAAACCATTCTTGCAATTCTTTTAAGCTCTTCATGCCAACAGAGCGTTTCAGTACAGCACCATCTTCAACCATTACCATCGTTGGCACACCACGAATACCAAATTCAATTGCAGTATTGGAATCTTTATCAATATCGACAATTTCAATTGGTAGATTGGTTTGTACATCTTCTAATGTTTTAGCCAACATCTTACATGGTTCGCACCATGAGGCGGTAAATCTAATAACTTTTTTCATTTTTTTATCCTATTATTTTTTAAGTAAGAAATATTGAGCGCCTTTAAATATTTTAGTATATGATTGGCCTTTTTCTGATTCTAAAAATTCTTCCATTGCCAAATATCCGCCATATAAACCAGGCGTAGATGCGGCATCTTCACAAATAATAATACCGCCACTAACAATCAAGTCTGTCACTTTGTTTAAAGCATCAAGTGTTGGTTCGTACATGTCAACATCAATATTAGCTACAACAATCTTTTCAACATCATCAGGTAAATTGTCTTTACATATATTTCCTTCAAGAAGCAAATATGATACTGAATTATTTTTGAATGTTTCGTGTATGTGATCCATGGTCTTTTTCACACCATACAATTTATGTGTATTTTTCCATATCTGGTCTACACTTGTTTGTGCTTCTTCATAATTAAACCCATCGAATGTATCAATTAAAACCATTTTACGGCTTTTAATTGCATTATCTTGTTGCATAAATTCTATACAATTCATAGCAATTC